GTGTTCTGCATGCCTCGGCCAGCAGTTGTTGCTGTCTCAGGCTTAGGCTTTTCACCGGATGTGTTGAACACTAGGTAAGCCTCACCATGTAGGTAGCGGTCATAAAGAGCAGCAATCCAAAGGTCAGCAGTGGATTTCTCTTGGGCGGTCAAGGCATCTGACTTACGCACATAAGCCACAGCCACAATCTTATTCTGAAACTCTGGGTCGCAGAGGAAGTTCTGATAGCACCCAACATCGGGGCAAGTCAGCGAAAATATTGACATAATTTTAGCAGTTTAAACAACTTGAGTTCCTGGGCTGAAAGCCCTGAAGTAGTGCCTGAAACTTGACTTGCGCCAATGTTTCAAATGATGATTGTGTCGTGAAATCCTGAATGGTGGCAACATCAATATCTCCCTTCACAAATATTGGCTTCCCTTCCCAAACTAAGTAGCTATGACGAGTGGCATCGACCAATGCTAGCTGAGTTTCTAGGTCAAGAAAGTCTGAGTGCAAATCTAACGATAAATCCTGCTTGTTCTGAGGCCTTCTGTGGACACCATTGCTCTGCCTATATAGGCTCTCCTCAATGATTGGCTTCTCACCTCCACCATTAATGCCTATCCTGATTTTCTGTTTCCAGTTGTCAAAGTATTCATAGCCTTGAGCCATCGTGTTGTTATCTGACCAAAACTCCAGCATGGTGCTGAAGCAGTCTGATGGATCAATGTTAATGATGTTACTCAGTGAGTAAAGTGAGTAGGCATTCACATCAACTACCTCGCAGGAGCAGCTGTCATATTCAGTGCTAAATAATAGAGTTATAACTGAGTCATCTTCATTGAAGACATTGTTGCTCATTCTGTAATCTATGTTGCAATCTACTGTCACTGTCCAGCTCCAAGCCAAGGTGTTAGTCTCCTCGGTGTATGTGCATGACATGCCTGGAATGGTGTTGCTAAAGTCAATTATGTCTTGCAAGTCAAATCCACCGGGAGGAGGAAAGGTGTCTGGAATTTGAATCTTATTGATCTGTGAATAATTAACCCCATCAAACAGCGCAAAGCCATAATACTTCAGCGGATAGGTCTCATTTATGTTGTCAATGTAGGCATTGATGCCATCCACTAGCTCATAAGTAAATGTAAGCTGGCAAGTAGTTCCTCCGCCTGTCTCCTCTGCATTGTATAAGCCCATCCGATAGCAGCCTGCCTTTACTGCTGGAATAGTTACACTAGCCTGCATCTGGGTAGGGTTGCAGCACAGGCCTTGAATGTATGAGCTATAATAGGTAACCTCATCAACTATTGACCTGGTCTGAATGGTTGGATAGTCAGCTGATTGATAGTTGCAGAAATTGAGCTGAACTCGTTCCTGACCTTCAATGAACACAAGCTCACCATTGACCTCAATACCAGCAGGCCAAGTCAAGGCAACAACAGCATCAATGAATACCTGCTTATCGAAGACAGTTACCGTTCCTGCTGGTAATGTTGCTGCAACAATTCCAAGTTGAGCAGTGATGTCATCATATGCTCCTGTGCCTGTGAAGTTGCTGGTCGCATTGCTGAACATAAACTGAAGTGGAGCAGGCCCGACTAATAAGGTGATGAATGAATCCCAGTCATCATAGGCTGGCACTTCCTCATCAATGGTGATGTAGGGCAGCACTATGCTCATGCAGCAGTTTCTGCTGGCCTCACCTATCTTCTGCACCAGCTCGCCATTTTCCTTGAATAGGCCAACATCAACTGAATTGATGCCGGTCAGGTTTCCATCAACTACATTAAATTGATACTGATCGCCTGGCTTAGCCGGCATCGGGTAAAACTCTGGGCTTACATAGCAATCAGAAGTAAAGTGAATAAACTCAAAATCAAATGTATCATCATTGTATAGCCATCTGCCAGCTTGCAGAGGCTCATAGGGCAGAGCAGTTACTTCTGAATAGGCACTCAAGAAGTTGTACGGACTATTAGCGTACACATCAGACACAAACCTCTGCCATAGCCATTGGCCATCAAATCTGCCAACTAGAATGAACTTCCTTCTATTGGCATCAACAAAGTCTATCTGGTAGCGATTGTAAGTAGTGAAGCTCGGATTGGCAATGGACTTAGTCCATCCATCAGGCATAGTGTACTTGGCATATTCAGTTGCCACAGAGTTAATGTCATTCAATGATGCCTGAATGATGCGCTCCATTACGCTTACGATGTATTCATCATCACCATTGAGTGCTGGCAGTTCGAATGTCCTTCTATTCTCGTAAGGGAGATTAGGCACAGGTTGCCTATCTGGATTTCCATTGGCATCTAAGAACCAGTTGTCTCCTCTGGCTAGTCCAGAAGTGGCAACATTGGAGATAGGATTGAATGTGTAAGTAATCGGGAAGATGGCAGAGCCATTAATATTCACAATCTCTAATGCCTCGCTGACCTTGATCTCCTCATTAATCAGAGGCTCGGCAAATGAGCCACTAAATGACCCTGGAGTGAAGGCATTGACAACGCTACTGACAACGATGTTAGTGCTTGGAACAAAGAACCCATTGACAACAAATGCTCTACCGGGCAGACCAAGAGCTGCCATGTCTGGGTTAAACACAGTTATGTTGTACTCCGTGTTAAATGGTGGATCAGGAATCTTCTGGATGCTGAAGTCAAATCGGCCATAGTAAGGATGCTCTTCATAGACTTTGACCCATTGCTTGATAGCTGAATAAAGCCCATCAATGGTCTTGCCCGGCCAGATGCTTGGCAAGTCAATGGTCAGTTGCCCTACCATCTCATTGATAAGGTCGGTCATTATCTGGTTATCCGGGAAGAACCCGGCATTCCATGCCTGCTTAAACCGATAGAATGGATTAGGATTGCCCATTGCTTAGTGTGTCAATTATCATCTGTGCCGATGTCTGAACAATGCCGTTGATGCTTACCTCATTGGCAACTACTGTCACAAGTCCATCATGAATATCATCGTATAGTCGAATAAAAACCAAAGTATCTATATCAGAATTATAACTATAATTATATTCTTGGCCTCTATAGGTCAATAGACCATTGCTTATTGTAATCTTTTCCATTATATTGGTGATGTTGCAATTAAAACACAAGATACATTCCTGTTGGTAGATGCGTTACAGAAAACAACTACATATTGAGTTATAGACCAGTCGATAGTTGTAACGGCAGAACCTAATGCTGTGCTTGGGACAAAAGGACTTGCCAAAAATCTGGTAGTATTTCCATTTAATCCACCATATAAATTAAGGCCAAAAACAACATTTTGACCAAAACTGGTTGCTGCCATACTTGAAGAGATTATACTCTGCCCTCCTACTGCTGCACTTGTGTTAATGTTTACACCATAGCCAATAGCGGTAGTAGCAATCGTAGATAATAACTTAACATTTAAAAGTATTCCGTTATTAGAAGAATATGTTCCTGCCGGAATTATCAATGTTTCTAAAATAGTAGTTGCTGCTGGATTAGTAATAACATTTGTTGTATTACTATTTTTGAGATACTGAGTCGATAAAACGCCTCCATTATTAACCCATGATAGAATGCCTGAACCATTGGTCTGAAGCACTGTGCCTGGTGTGCCATCTGCATTAGGCAGAGTAAATGTAGTGTCTGCCGCTGTTGTTGCCGGGGCTTTTAAACCGATGTAGTTAGTACCATTAGCAGTAGCCTCTCTTAGCCTTATTTCTCCTTCACTTGATCCATTGTTGAATGATGGAATTGTTGAATCAATCACCACATTGCCAGAGGCATCTGGAAGAGTGATTGTCCTGTCGGCAGTGGGAGCAGTTAATTGAATGTAAGTCTCATGTGTATCTGTCTCACTTCTAAATCCTAATGCCCTTGTAGCCACTTGCCAGAACATTGTCAGGTAATTATTAATACCTGTTGGTGCAGAGTTGGCACTGTGCATATGGAAATGCCCAGTAGAATTGCTATCACCAATCTTAGGGCTATGAGCCACAACAAACCCACTTGCATATCTTAATTGGTTATTGCCGTCAAATGCTCCTCCATTTTTAAACTGATAATCACCATTTGAGCCTCCTGGTGAACCTCCTCCACCGCCCGGAGGAGTCTGCCAAGTATTATCTCCTCTCAGGAATGTAGTTGAGTCTGGTGTGCCTGTGGCAGAGAGCATAGGTATATCCACCGCACCATTGGAAATCGTAGCAGCAACTGAACCTGTGCCTGATGCAGTCACATCTCCGGTAAGGGCAGTAATGCCTGATCCACCTGTACCACTTGATGCGGCAGTTATGCGACCTTGGGCATCAACGGTAACATTTGCATTGGTAAAGCTTCCACTTGGGTCAGGTGTGATATTTCCAAGACTGACAGTAACAGTTCCACTTGTGCCACCACCACTTAATCCTGTTCCGGCAGTTACTCCAGTGATTGTGCCTACTGGAAGCCCTCCTCCCGGGAAGTAGCTTATCACCCTCCAATTACCTGAACCCTCAGAGATAAGCATGATGCAATCCCCTGCGGCAGTTGTTACATTGGCCGCTCCTGGAATAATCAGACTGGTGGCATTGTAAACAAGTGTAACAGGAATGTCAAAGCACAAGACAAAGCGTGATCCGGCAGGCAATAAGCCAAAGGAATTGATGTTTATTGCAGGAGGAGGAGGTGTTGTGCCTGTAATATGAACAAAGTTACCATTGGCTAGCGATAGGTCAGTAGTTCCTGAAGTGGCTGTGATTGCATTGCCTCTGTTCTCATAAAAAGCATTCTCAAAGGTTGATTTGTCCTTCTGAGTTACGAATGACTCAATGCCATTGGTTATCCAATCACGCAAGTCCTGCGGAGTGATTTCCTGACTGCTATTGTTCGGGAAGTATAGTAATGAGTCTGAACTTAACTGTCCTCTTGTTCTATTCGCCATTGTCGAATCCTGTGCTGTAACCGTCTGTGAATGCTCCTCCTACTCCTGATGTCTGAGCAGACATGAGCAGAGTGAACTTAGTAGTACCACCGGAAGCATCTTCAGGTTGATTCATAGCCTCTGTAATGAAGCCTTGAATGTCTAAACTGCCTGAAGTGAGCCTGACTTTCCGGTATTGCTCATCTTGGCTCAAAGTTAAGAAATCGCAGAGACTTTGAGGATAGCTGAATTCAATGCCGATTGGCTTGAATAGGTACTCCTTGTAGGCCGTATTTAGGATGTCTGCATAGATGTCTGAGTCTTCAGCTATTTGCCCATTAAGTATCTGAATGCATGGCTCATTCTCCTCATTGCCATTGATTGTGCTGGAGTAGGAGGTCTGATATTGACCTACCTGATAACGCAACCTCTCATCAATCAGGCCATAAGTGTGCATTCCAAGCACCTTCCACCATCGGCAAGCAATTCGAGCTGGTGTGTGGTAGATGTTGTATAGGCCTGACAATGGTGAGCTTGATGCCGTGATGTAGTTGGATGGCATGCTCACTTCTCCAGGTAAAAAGGAATAAGCCCCAGATTCACCAAAATAGTAAAATGGAGTCTCTTCAATATCCTCGCCTGACAATTCAAATCTATTTAGCCAAATAATGAATAGCTCATAGTCATTAGGCCTATCCGATGTGCCTGAGTCAAACTCAATAAATGATAGCCTCCGGCTAAACTCAATCGCATAGCCTTCTCCAATTATATTAGACCTAATGTCCAATCTAGCTGATGAGTTTTCAGCCATTGCTTTATTGGCTATAAAATAGTTTCTATCAGTGTGAATTGCCCAAACTCCAGAGACTGATATATTTTTCCACTTATCAGTGAATCCTAGATTGACATTATTAACCAATAAGTCACTCTTAGCCATCTGCCTTACTTCTCCAACATTTTCAAAGCTCTGGCTGATGCTGTTTTGGTAGAAGTATTCTCTAGGCTCTACTCTGATTTTCCAATCTGTGCCTGTCCATTCAAATGCCCATCCAAGGCAGAATATTTTATCAAGGTCTTCAAATATCTTCTTGAATGATGTCCGTAAGGCATAAGGATCTTCTGTTGGCTCTTCTGGGTCGCATAAATTAAGAGCATTAAGAGTAGGCGCATTTCGGATGCGTAATCCATTGGTGATGGCATTGTTCCAGTAGCAGCCATCAAGGTCTTTACTGAAGGCATCAGAAAGCAACATGTTATTGCTGCCTGTTAGCTTGTAAATAACTCTGTTTAGGAAATTCTCAATTCTTAAAGTATCAGAAAATGAAGCAAATGTTCCTGAATTAATTTCACTAAGGCTAAGACATACATCTTCAATGTAAATTCCTAATGCTCTCGTTATGCCAGGATCGGGAGGAGTAACACCAACTTCAATATTACCTCCTCCACCCCACTGAATAAAAATCAAAACTCTATCATCTGGATTAAGAGTTACAGCTTGATTGGCAACAAAATCAAACTGAACAAATACCAATGGGTCTGAGACAGTGTTTATTGCGCTTGTGCCTAAATAATATCTCTGAGTTTCACTTCCTCCATTAGCAGCATCGCCATTAGTGACCATTAATGATAAGATCACATCAGCTGAATCAGGGTCAATTAGGTTGGTGTCATATTGTGTCCAATAAAACGCTCCTTTGACCCTCATATTAAAGTTGATAGTCCTTTGATAGGTAGCATTATTTTTAAATGTCACATTTGAAGGAGTCCATAAAGTGGCAACCGGGTCAAATGTGCTGCCAAATAGGCCTGAGAAGTCAGTATTATTATAGTAAGCAGGAATCACACTGGCAAAGTTCTCCAAAATCCAGCCATTGGCATTGTTCCGGTAAATCTGCGACCAAGCTGGAATTGGAAACTCATTGACTCTATCACTAGCAGTAGCAGTCAGATACAGGTCTTGCTTGTGCATCCTGATGTTATCATAGATTATTGGGCTAATGGCATTGCCATCCAAGTCTATTGGAGTAGTAATGTCAATCTCTATGTCCTGCCTGGCTTTGAATTTTTCCCTGAAGTCATCATCAATAATGCCAACAGTTATCTCCCAGCTGTCAGTGTCGCAGACATTAAACTCTTCATAGATGGCTAAATTTAGGAATCCATCAAATTGATATAATGAGCCGCTGTAACCAACCTCAGATGTGATCCTGATGGCTATCTGAGCATTGATAAAGTAACGGTCATATAGGTCTTTAATTAGCTTTGCGCCCTTGCCATAGAACCTGACCTCAGTGCTGAATGGCTGGTCAATGCCATGACTCTCCATCCTGATAGCTGTGAACTCAATGCCATCCCAGCCTATTGGCTCTTCTACTTCAATGCCGTTGAGATAAAATTTCCATCCTGCCATGTCGCAAAGGTAAAAAGAAAAAGCCCCTGCATCGCAGAGGCTCTTTACCATCGTTCTAATCTAAACCAATAACCTCATGAATCAGATCTAAACCTATTGTTCAATATTTTAGTTGTCCTTCTAGGTGTTCTTATGAATTTTTCAAATCCTCGCTCATCCATGCTGAGCTGAGTGATTGGTAGGCTCTTCAATATACTGCCAAGCTCTCTTATCTCACCCACAACCGGAGAGCCACCGCTGCTATTACGGTTGGCATAGTGGTTAGCCAGGAATAGCTCTTGCCTGCTTAAGGCATGGTTAGGAATAACCTGTGAGCCTTTAGGTAAGTCCACCAGAGTCGCACTTGGTGGAGTGAAGTAAACCTTGCCCGATTCGGTTACAACTTTCTCCACACCTCGTTCACCGACTATAGCCTTGCCTCCCTTGAATGGCTTACCTTTTGTTCCCTCTGCGAACTCTGGGACTGGCTGGGCAAGGATTAAGCCTGTCTGTGTAGCTGCTAATGCTGCCACTATTGCTGCCAATGGAGGAGCAGAAACAGCATACTTGATGATTTCAGGAGCAGCCTGAAAAAGCACATTAGCCACAGCCTGAAGCTGCTCTGCTCTGAATTGCTTGGTTCTTATGTCCTTCTCTTCTAATCTTTTCTTTTCTTCAAGCTGAGTCAGTTTCTGCTGATTGCCATCTGCCAGCCTTACCTCTTCATCATATCTGCGCTGAAGTAAGGTCATTTCATTGCTAAGATTGCGCTGGTATAGGTCAAATCCACCAGCAATAATTTCTTGGCCTAATTCATAGGCCTTATCCCTAATCTCCTGCTTTATTTTGGCTGCCTCTTTCTCTTTCTCAACCTGATTTTTTAGATCATCCTCATAGGCCTTCTGCCAGTCCTTCATTTGGGCAAGTCTCTTATCATAAAGAGTCTTATCCTCTTCGGCAACTTTGACCTTTGCATCTTTAGTTACCAACAGCTCCTTTTTTGCAGCTTCTTCATAGTCTTTTGCTGCCTTATCTCGTAAGAGTTCTGCTGTCTTAACCTCTGCCTCAATGATGCCAATGTTCTTCGTGCTGTATTCCTTTTTTAGATTGTACACTGCCTCCTGGAATACCTTTTCAGCACCTACTTCGCCCAGCTTTGAGCCTCTGAGCTGAGCCATCAGCACTTGCTGCTGCTTCTCAAGCTCAAGTAGCTTTAATCTTGCCTGATATTCAGCTTTGATTTGTTTTTCAGTCTCTTTATCAGCTTGAGTATTCTTCTTCTTTTCATCACTTAATTTAGTGAATACATCAAGATTAAGTTCATAAGCCTTCAATAGCTTTTCTAAATCAGATATTTGGGCAGCAGTTACTGTTCTAGATGTTGTGATAGTCTGTTGCTGAATGTCATCATATTCAGAGCCAGCAGCCCTATACTCTTCTCTTATCACATCTGCTTGCCTTGTCTCATCACCATAAACCTTTTTTAGGGTTTCTACTCGCTCCTTTAGGCTTTTAATCTGAGCTGCTGTGTTTATTTTTAGGTTTGCCAGGGCTTCTGGACTAGCATTGCTAAATCTCTCATATATTTTATTGTAAGCCTCGCCAGCCTCCTTGATTTGTTTGCCTCCAAATAGGTCATTCAGCTTGGTCAGAAATAAGGATGTTGCTCCAAGTGCTTTCTGATAAATAGGCGCAAGGTTAGTGCCTATTGTATTAAGTAGGCTATCGTAAGCATCACCAAGGTTATTTATTTGTCCTCCTAAACTGTCAGCAATAGCTCCAGCAGCACCCGAAACTCCCTTTAAATCTCCTAATGAAACAAGATATTCCCTAATTGATTTATTTGTAAAATCAACAGTTGTCTTTTGCTCCTTGAACATGAAGGTGACCTGGTCGCCAGCCTTACTTGCTCTGATACCAAAATCTTTTAATCTCTCAAATTCTCCGGTCTGAGCATCAATAATGGCTTCAGCTAACTGATCAAAACTTTTACCCGTTGATGATGCCAGGTCACCTAGCTTTCTCATTTGTTGAGTAGTAGGTGTAAATCCTTGATTGGCTAATTTAACAAATGATGCAGTTAGCTCCTGCACCGAGAATGGAGTCTCGGATGCAAACTTCTGGATATTAGTCATTGCTCCAGCTGCCGCACTCCTGCTGCCAAGTGTGTTAGTAAGCACAGCAGATAGCTTCTGAAATTCAGCAGTAACAGCAATGACTTCTTTTGCGAAACCCATTACCTTATCAGCTGCAAATATCCCGGCAATGACTGGGCCGACTTTAGCAGCAACAGCACCCATGCCGCCGAATGCATCACCTGTGTCTTTGCCTGCTTTCTTGGCCTTGTCTCCGACATCATCAAGCTGCTTCTTGAGCTTGCCCAGCTCAGCAAGTAACTGCCTCTCCTCTGCTGTAATTCTATCGAACTCAGAGGTAGCCTGCTGGAGCTTACTCAGGTCAATGTCATACCTGATTTTAATATCGTTAGTCGAGATAGTAGCCATGGCCCAAAGATAGCAATTAAAAAAGCCACCGAATATCAGTGGCCTTTTCGCAATTATTGAAAAACAAATCTATCCCTTACCCTTTCTGGATTTCTGCGCTGCAATATAGCTGCTGACAATCAAATAGTACTCATAGATTGGCCTTTCGACCAGGAATTTAGCTCTGATAGGATCGCCACTTGAGACTCTAAACTGCTCATCAAATCTGAGTCTGTGCTGTCGAGTGATTGCAGTCCAATAATGTGTTTCAGGTTGTTTAGGCTTTGGAGAGTTTCTGCCTGCAAATAAGTCGGGAAATTCGTGCTGTACTCGGTCAAAGAGGGTAGATAGGCATATTCGGGCAGATTCAAAAAAAAACCCTGAACATCGTTATGCTCCATCCAATGATTGAGCTTCTGCTTATTGTATGGATATTGATAATCAAGTGGATTTTCATGCTCATCAAAGTATAGAACTGTTGCCAGCTTGAGCTGCCTGAGTAGGCTCACGGACATCTCCATCTGCTCCTTAAGTCTGGATGCCATCACACCTATCTCATAGAGCTTCTTATCATCCTTTTTTTTCTTGTCCATGAGCAGATTGATTAGCCCATTATTCCAGCCCCTGAGAAAGTCTGGGTTAATCTGCCAAAGTTCCTCGGTGAAGATGTCCCGGGCAGCAACTGCCCTCTGGAATGGCACATTGACCTCAGACACAAACTTGAAGTAATTGACTCCACCGGAAGTGAAGGCAAATTCAATCTGATCCCATCGGTCTTTTGGAGCTACTCCCCGGTAAAGTATTCGGCCACTTTCTGCTTGTAGAGGAGCTTCTTTTGCCACTTGTTCAGCAGCAGGAGGCACAGATGATTTGCGCCTAAATAAATTGAGCATAAGTAAAATGGATAGTCAAAGATAAGGCAAGAGATAACCAGGAACTGCCAAGCTCCTGAGCAGAAAGGACATTCACCTAGTGGCTTAGCCCACAGTGTCGGGAGTTTCTGTATCTGGGAAAGATACCACTGTCCAAGTGGGTGATCCTCCAGCAGATAGTCCAAGAACAAAGAGAAAGTCGCACTGATCAGTGCTATTAAGAGTAAGGTAAGCAGGCTGCTCATCGTGTGGTAGTTCGATAATGCAGCAGCCTCTGCGCTTACCTCCACAATTTGATTGATAATCATTGTTCATTGGTTTAACCGAAAATATTTAAAACTAAAATGTTATCCTCCTGATTGCTGTAAGTGTTGGCAAAGGTCATGCAGATGCTGTCATATTGCTTTCCATCAGTAGGAGTGAAGATGTATGGGTTACTGTTGCCCGGCTCATAGAAGCTGATGTGGTACTGACCACCATAGCTGTTGATGAAGCCCTCGGGCATAGCTGTCAGGTCAATTTCAATGAATCCCTCAAGGTCAATGGTAAGCAACTGCTCAACGATTACATTCACTCCAGGCTTAGTAATCTTAATGACTATGTCAGCCTCGGTGTAAGTGATAGGCACAGCAATGTAAAATGCGAATGGGCAGCCGTTGAGAGGCTCACAGACCTTGAAACAATCACTGCAGCATAGTGCCATACTTTTCGAGATTGAAGTTTGATGTTATCTCTGCAAAGTTAGAGAAAATAAAATAGCGGAAGGCATCCAGAGCATGAGACTTGTCTGGGTTCTTATTCTTCCAAGGGTCAAGGCTACCCTGCCTGTCTACCTTGGCTTCCTTTAGGTCTGTGACCAGCTCCTCACATCGCTTGCCACTTATCTGCACCTTGGCCTTCTGAAGTACCAGGATTGTGACCAGCCTGCTGGCTATGTGGCTAGGGTTAGACTTAGCCACCTGAAGCTGCATGTCGCTTACCTGAAGGTAGTTCTTGATGAGCGCATAGGCTGAGATGTTATCCATTGTGAACGCATTACGAGCAGCACCGGAGGCATCACCATTGATGATGTAGGTCATGCCGGGGAACTCCTGTCGAATGGTCTGGCACAAGCTGGCAAGGTCTCCAACCCGATACACTTTGATGATGTTGATGGTGGCATAGTAGATGCCTTCCTCTGAGTTTTTAATGTACTGACTCACCACGCAGGTATTAGTCACATTAAAGTCAAAGGCTAGGTATAGATTGTGAGCTGGAGAGGCCTTGATGTAACCATCATAAACATGCCTGCTGAAGTCGAAGCTGGTGGCAAATAGGCTTTCCCTATCCCAGATGCCCCACTGCCCAAGGGCATAGACTTCGTAGTAAGTCTGGCTCACCGACTTGAGTGCCTCCATCCTAGTCACATACTCATCATCCAAAAAATCAATGGCATCCTTGTAAGTGCCATGCAGCCGGAGTACCTGGTTGGCCTCTTTTGGTGGCACATCATCAAAAAACCTTTTCTTAATCCAGTGTGAATCTGAGACCGGATTGAATGTGAGAAAGAATCGCTTTGGATGCTCAGACTTTCCCCTGAGTCGAAGAGTTATCTGAGTGAAGTCCTCCAAGGTAAGCTCAGTGGCCTCTTCAATCCAGATGTACTTAGCCTGACTCAATGACTTGAGTTTCTCAGGATCATCACAACCAAGGAAGACAATCTTGTTAGTGCCTGACTGAAGCTCCATGTAGCCTGTCTTGGCCTTGATGAGCTTGTCCAATCCCCATTGGCTAATCTTGTTGCGGAAGTCAGCAAAGACTGAGTTTCTGATGGTGGCAGCTACTTTGCGGATGACAAAGAAGGTCTGGAATTGGTTGGCCTTATTGTCGCATATCTCAGCCAAAAATAGCTGAATCATTGTCTGGCTCTTGCCTGATCCTGCTCCGCCCCAAAGGATATTGTAAGTCTTAGGGTCAGTAACAGCATCAAGGTACTTCTCCTGCCAAAGGTCAGGACTTGACAAATCAAGCTGTGCCATTAGGCTTCTGGTTCAGCTGCCTTCCTCGTTACAGGCTGTGGCATGATGACTGTATTGAATGAGCCTTCTAGCTCAATGTCTTGCTTTGGCTTGCCATAGGCTCTATCCAGGAGCAGCTCGGCAGCTCTGACATCACCTTTGGTTGCCTTGGCTCTAAGAGCCATAAGGATGGCCTCTGCTGCTGTCTTGCCATCCTTTATATCGCCAAGCACATTAGCAAGCAATTCCCTTAACTCAGGTAGCTTTTTAGGCCTGCCAGCAGGATTACCAGATACTCCTTTCTTCCATTTATGCGGTATGACATTCTCTGGCTTTGGCATCGGTGTTTTTTCGCTGATTAGTACCTTCGGACAGATAAGGCTGACCGTTCCTTTTTATTTGCAATGTAGGGTCTAATTTAAGCATCCTGTCCACAATTACTTGGCAGTATTTTGGGTCAAGTTCTATGCCATAGCACTTGCGTTTAAGTTGGTGGGCGGCTACCATTGTTGAGCCGCTCCCTGTGAATGGTTCATAAACTAACCCATTATCAGGGCAACTGTTTTTTATTGCTCTTTCAGGTAATGCAATAGGCTTTTGTGTTGGGTGTTGATATGTTTTAGAATTATCTCTTTTAATTTGCCAAACATCACTTGCTTCGTCTTCTGTTCTGCCGCCAAACCATTTATTTAATCCACCACCTTTAGGTTTATATCCATGATAAATTATTTCATATTGATTATGATAACCGTTAGGTTTCATTACGAATGTTTCTTTTACCCAAATTAAGTGGCGTGGCATTTGTCTGCAATATCTTTGAAATAATTTCTGGTACATTTCTAAGTTACTTTCAGCACCACAGAAATATAATCGCCCATCATCCTTAGTTGCGTTATTTACTGCGATTTCAAAACTAAATGGTATTGCAGTTTGAGATAAATCCCCAGCAATTGAAGAATTGTTTTTTGTTCCTACAATAGAAACCCCATAAGGCGGGTCGGTAAAAACCATATCCGCTTTATTTCCATTCATTAACCTTGCCACAGTATCGCTATCCGTGCTATCCCCACAAAGCAATCGGTGTTCGCCTATCTCAAATAAATCACCCAGCACAATGTCTGTCTGTATTTCATCAGGCATCTCATAGTCATCCTCTTCTGCTTCAGCTTCTTCAATGAATCCAGCAGGCACATCTAAGCCCCAGGCTTCAAGTTCTTCTGCATTCCAGCTGTTGGCTAAGTCTTCCCAATCCCACTCACCAAAGCCTACATTATCCTTGATGATGAACTCTCTCTGCTTAGCTTCATCCCAATCAACTACTTGCACAGGCACTTCCTTCCACTTGGCTTCCTTCATGGCCTTAAAGCGCATGTTGCCCCCAAGGATTACCATGTCCTGGTTCACTACTATTGGCCTGACACTTGCCATCTCTGGGAAGTCCTTTAGGCTCTGAACGAGCTTATGAAACTTATCATCCTTGATAAGTCTCGGATTGCTTGGGTTTGGTTTAATAGAGCTTATTCCAACTACTTGCATGCGGTTTATTTCATTTTTGGCATCATCGATGGCATTTTAGGTTTTGCTCCCTTCTTAGCCTTCTTAGCAACTGATAAAGCAATCGCTACTGCCTGCTTCTGAGGCTTGCCAGCCTTCATCTCGGTCTTGATGTTGGAGCTAACTGTCTTAGCTGAGTAACCTTTCTTAAGTGGCATAATTTTAAAGTTTAGGCAAAGATAGGTATTTCAGAATTGCCTCATAAATCTCAAGCTGATTAGACCATCTGCGCTTGTAGCCTTTGCCGGCATCACTAAGAGCCAGCTTATTTTTTAGCTGTGTGATTTTACGGCCAAGGTAATCCTGGCAGTCTTGTCTGTTCATGTCTGATTGTTTTAGTGAGTAAAGTAAATCATTGGAATAGGTGCTGCGCCCCTCCCATTGGGCAGGAATTTGGCTGATGTGGATTGAATTATACATAGTCTCTGAGTCGCATTAGCGGAGCATCAAATTTAAGTGGAATAATTCCGGTTGATCCGGAGCGCATCTTGACCTGATCAATGATACACAAGTTTTCATTGCTAAACTCCTCACTGCCGACTTTAGTGGTTGATGTTGGCTCAAAGTAGTGAGCTGGCCTCATCATCATCCAGATAACATCAGCATCCTGCTCAATGCTGCCGGACTCACGAAGGTCGGACATTAGCGGCATCTTATCTGGCCTCTCATCGACTCTCCTGCTCAGCTGGCTCAATGCTACCACCGGAATCTGAAGTTCCTTAGCAAGCAGTTTCAGACCTCGGCTAATTTCGCCTACTATGTTCACTCGATTAGTCTCTTTAGGATTGACTGAATCAATCAGGCCTATGTAGTCAATGAACATCACCTTGATGTCATACTTATTTTTCCACATTGTAGCCTTGGTTCTGATTTTGCGGATATTCAGATAGCCTTCATCTGTAATCTTAATCGGCCAGTGCCTCATGCGGTCTATGGCCTGTTTGAGCGAGTCTTTATCAAGTGAGTTCATATCGCCCTGCTTAATCTTATAGGCAAAAATTTGGGACTCTTGGCTGGCCATCCTCTGCACCAGCTCATGCTTTGTCATCTCAAGGCTGAACAGGCCACATCCTATTCCTTGCTTTGCTAGATTTCGCATCAGGCTTACCACTAGGGCTGTCTTGCCCTGCCCAGGTCTAGCACCCACAACAGTAAGCTCACCATCGGTCAGGCCTCCGCATAGTCTGTCTAGGCTCTCAATGCCTGTTGAGTAGCCTGCAATCGTACCAGAGGCCTTGTTGAACCATTGCTGTGCGCTTATTGTCAGCTGGCTCTGGAAGCTATCATCTGAATTGGTAAGGCTTGATGAGAGCAGGCTGTCAGCCTTATTCTGGATTTCTGCAATGGTCTCAAAAATGTCTCCGCTTTCTGAGTTGGCTTTGGAGGCCATTTCATGAGCTAAGTAATAGAACTTCGTTCTCATGTACTGCTCAATCAGGATTCGGCAGTGAACTTCTACATGACCAGGAGACTTTAGGCTGGCAAATACTGAGGCAACATTCTTAACTCCTCCAGCTTCTTTGATGAGTGCTGACTTTTTTAAGGTCATGACAACTGTCTCCAGACTCACTTGCTCACCAGCATCATGCTGAGCTTGGATGGCTCTGGCTATGTTCTTGTTTTGCTCATTCTGAAAGACATCAAGGTTCGGCAGGATAGATAGTGCTGTTACTCTTTCATCATCTGAGAGCATCATTGCGGAAAGGACTTGCCTCTCCATTTCTTCGTTAATAAAATTCATGATTTAAATTTGAATGATTCGTGTAACTGATGTGATTTTCTCTTTGGCATTTGGTCGGACTGTGGCGGCGGAACTTCAAGTGTTTGCTCGTTATTTTGGTTTTTAAGAATCCAATTATTACGCACAGTGCTTTTCCAGTTAATCAATTTTTTGCCAAACTTATTATGCCAGTCTAATTCCTTGTAATAGAAGTAGCATTTTTCTGCCTGATCTATTGAAGCTCCTTGCTCTAAAAAGTAGGCTTCTAATTGGTCATAAGTAGGAGGCACAAACTGAGCCATTTGTTTTTTGACTTTTTTTGGCTTTGGCTCTTCATTATTAGGTTTATGGTTTATTGGTTTATGGTTTATTGGTTTAACTAAGGGTACACTGCCGTTATCATTGCCATCATTTTCTTGTATCACCGCCATATCCATCGCCGTAGTATCCGCTGTTGCGAAATCGCCACAGCGAAGAGTAATAACTCTACCATAATTTTGATTGATTGAAGGTCTAATTGTCTTAATAAATCCCCAATTTTCAAGGTCAGATAGCACAGACAAATAAGTGTTTTTATTGCCTATTGAAAGTCCTTCCATAGTAAATTGAGTATTGATTGTAAAATTCTCCTTCCATCCTAGCCTATTATTAAGTTCAACAAGCCAGCAGTAAACAGCAGTATGCTGAGCCTTTGCTTCAGTTTTATCAAAAGCAAAATCAAACCATCTTCTGGTTAATTGATAGCCGTTCATATTGAATGCAATAAAATTTCTCTAAACTCATTTAATGCAATCATAGCATGATGATTACCTCCTTTATCTGGATGGTGTTTAATTAT